TTCCCGTGATGGTGGAACAGCATTACATAAGAACTATGCAGGTCAAGGATATACTTGGGACGGTATTGGATTTGCTGCTCCTCAACCATATCCATCTTGGACAAAAAGTTCAGAAACTTATCTATGGAATGCTCCAACTCCTATGCCAACTGATGGTAAAAGTTATTCATGGGACGAAGATAATCTTGCATGGGTAGAAGTAGAAACCGAATAACAAACCTTAAATTATAAAACCCTCCAAGCCAAAAGCAAGGAGGGTATTTTTATTTAATTTTGTCCTACTTACATGGATATTTGTTGTACCATTCTTGATACCGCGTCCCATTTACGGAACTCCATGATGACCAGTCTTTTCCACCCTTAGTCATAAAGTGGGCTATTTGTGCATTAGTAACTGGGTTAAATAACTCAGCGTTTGAATCTAGTTCAAACTTTTCCCTGCGATCTGAACCAAGTTCACCCATCATGTTTATTTGAAACACTCCGTAGGAACTATCTCCAGTTTTTGTGTTGCCATTAAAAGCAAAAGGTCTGCCATTAGATTCTGCTTTAGCAATTGCACATGCAGATCGCAAAGCGTTACCTTTGAAGCCTATAGCCTTTAATAGGTCAACCAACTGCCCATCGCTTAAAGAATGAGCATTTTCGTACTTCTCTAATTTTTTAGCCGTAGAAACCAAAAAAACCCCTTTAGGGGCTTCAACTGATATTGGCGCAGTAATTAAAGTTTTAGTTTCAAGAGCATTAGCAGCATTTAAAAATGGTGCGAAAAGGCCAACCAACGCTATCAAACCTAACCATACTGATTTATTCTTGTCTCTCATTGAAATTACCTCCTAGAGCCAAATTGCTACCTTGCGGTAGCATTGTATTAATTGTAGCATGAATTTGGGTTAAAAGGCAAGTTTAGATAATATTTTTTTATTTTATTTTAAATCCCGTGCTTGAAAGTGGTATAATAATTATATTATGGCAGAGACCGCAACGTATGACCTTCCGTATCCCACAGACGCATCACCCGTTGATGTTGCAGGTGATTTACAGGCATTAGCAGAGGCAATTGATGCGGTATTGCCAAGTCTAGGCTTACCATATTTTACTCATGAAGTTAGAAATAATAGTGGTGCAACTATTGCTAAAGGTGATCCAGTTTATGTTACTGGATTTTCTACTAAGACTACCGTTGCAAAATCGTTAGGAAATACACTTGCAACTTTTCCAGTAATAGGATTAGCAACAACATCAATTACAAATGGTAGTGACGGTGTAGTAATTGTTTCTGGTGTTTTTAGTGATGTTAATACTTCTTCATATACCGCTGGAAATATACTTTATGTAGCAACTGCTGGAGGACTTACTACAACACAACCTACAACTGGCTCAGGAGCCGTAGGAGTGGTTTTAAAGGCCAATGCAACAACAGGGGTTATACTTGTACTAGGATCTAAAGGCAATGGCACTTGGGGTGCAGTTAAGGCAGGATTATAATGGCTACATACAGAGGGCAAGGATCAGATTCATTTTCAATTGGCGCAGCCCCACCAGAAGTTTCTTGGACAGTAGTTCGTGGAGACACCGCAGCATTTAGAGTTTATGTAACAGACGAAAACCGTGAGCCATTAACAATTTCTGAATGGGATATTTCAATGGACATTGCTAGAAGAACCGTTAATGCAAATACTGGTGTGGTAACTTATCCAGTAATTGCTTCATTAAATCCCGCACCTTCTGTAGATGATGATGACGGAGAGTTTACAGTTTCACTTTCTGCAGGAGAATCTGAAGATCTTGAAACAGGAGATATTTTTGATATTCAGTTATCAGATCCAACCAGAACTTGGACGGTATGTAAAGGAACAGTCACAGTAATTGAAGATGTAACACCTGCTGAGAGTTAATCATGGCAGTAGAAAAAGTAACTACGCTACAACAGTTTAAGGTTTTTGTAAATTTAAAAGATTATGCAAAAATAAGTTTAAGAAGAGTTGGTTCATTTACTCCAGAGGTTGAAGGTATATATCCTTTTCGTGTAAGGTTTAAAGATCTTGGATACCCTGGAATTTCTAGCGGTAATGCACCAGCAATTGGTTTAGCAATCATCGGTAGTACATTTCTTATTTTATGATATAATCACATATATGGCCATCATAGCGATCAATACACTAAAAGGTAAATTTGAATCTGGTGATATTCCTACTGGAGCAGATTTTGCTGATTTAATTGATACTACTTCATACCGTGCAGAAGCATTGGGTGGAGATGGCAATAACTCGTCAACAGTTAATGGAATAGAGACAGCAACAGTATTTGACACTATTGAAACAAGTACTTGGCGCACAATTAAGTATTTGATTCAAATCTCTCATCCTTCAACAAGTGTTTACAAGAGCACAGAAATCAACATAGTTTTTGATGGAACAAATCAAAATATAACAGAGTTTGGCACGGTATCTAATACGGCAAACGCCATAGGAAATATCACTGCTAGTTTAAATTCTGGTATAATAAGCATGACGGTAACCCCCGTATTAACGCCGATGACCATTAGGTATTACCGAACTGGTTTGAAAGCCTAACCCCAAGGAGCAACAATGGCAACAGTAGATAAAGCCTTTAGAATTAAAAATGGCTTAGTGGTTGAGGGTGCTACGGCTACCGTCAATACACATGATGTAATTACAAAAGAAATCTTTGACGCAAAAGGTGACTTAATAGTTGGTACAGGATCAAACACTGGTGTTAGACTACCAGTTGGTGCAACCAATGGACACGTTTTAACAGTAGATAGCAACGAAGCAACAGGATTAAAATATTCAGCACCAGCAGCAGTAGGATCATTTACATCAAGCATTGTTTTTGAAGGTGCAACAGATAATGATTTTGAAACAACACTTGCTGTAACTGACCCAACCGCAGATCGTACAATTACATTTCAAGATGCAACTGGAACAGTAGCATTTACTGCAGACATTACAACACATGGCAATCTTACAGAAGCACATGGCGCAACTGGCGCAGTAGTTGGAACAACTAACACACAAACATTAACAAACAAAACATTAACATCACCAAAGATTAATGAAGATGTTGTTATGTCAGCAAGTTCTACAGAACTTAACATTCTTGATGGTGCAACACTTTCAACTACAGAACTTAATTATGTAGATGGTGTAACTTCAGCAATTCAAACTCAATTAGATACTAAGGCTTCATCTTCAGATCTTACAACTCACACAGGATCAACAACAGCACATGGTGCAACTGGTGCGGTAGTTGGAACAACAAATACTCAAACTCTTACAAACAAAACACTTACAAGCCCAGTAGTTTCAGGACTTACACTTTCAGATGGATCAATTGTTGTAGAGGGTGCTACAGCAGATGCTCATGAGACTACCCTTCAATTTACAGATCCAACAGCAGACCGTACAATTACATTCCCTGATGCAACTGGTACAGTAGCATTTGAAGCAAACGTATTAGCACTTGCTGGTGGAACAATGTCTGGCGCAATTGCAATGGGTACAAACAAGATCACAGGTCTTGGAGATCCAACATCTGCACAAGATGCAGCAACAAAGGCTTATGTAGATTCAGCAGCCCAAGGTATTGACTGGAAAGCATCAGTACGTGCAGCAACAACTGCTAACGTAACACTTGCTTCTGCTCTTGAAAACGGAGATACTCTTGACGGAGTAGTTCTTGCTACAGGCGACCGTGTTCTTGTTAAGAATCAATCAACTGGTTCACAAAACGGTATCTATGTAGTTAAATCCTCTGGTGCTCCAGATCGTTCAACTGATGCAGATATAGCAGCAGAACTTACTTCAAATTTTGCGGTATTCGTAGAAGAAGGAACTGTAAACGCTGATCAAGGTTATGTATTAACTAATGATGGCGCAATCACAGTTGGAACTACAGCACTTACATTTACTCAGTTTACTGGTTTGGGACAAGTAATTGCTGGTACAGGATTAGACAAGACTGGAAACACTCTTGATATTGATTCAACTGTAGTCACACTTGATGGAACACAGACTCTTACAAACAAGACTCTTACTTCACCAACACTTACAACTCCTGCTCTTGGAACTCCAGCATCTGGAACAATGACAAACGTAACTGGACTACCTATCTCAACTGGTGTCTCTGGTCTTGGTGCTAACGTAGCAACATTTCTTGGAACACCATCTTCTGCTAATCTAGCATCAGCAGTAACTGATGAAACAGGAACTGGCGCTTTAGTATTTGCTAATAGCCCAACTTTAGTAACTCCAGCCCTTGGCACTCCAGCATCTGGTGTTCTTACAAATGCAACAGGATTACCAATATCAACTGGTGTTGATGGACTTGGATCAGGCGTAGCAACATTTTTGGCTACACCATCTTCTGCTAACCTTGCATCAGCATTAACTGATGAATCAGGATCTTCAACAGTAGCATTTACTAATAGTCCAACTTTTGTTACACCAACTCTTGGTGCAGCAAATGCGACAAGTATTGCTTTTGCAGATGCTCTTTTAAGTACCGCAACTTCAAGCGTTGCAACTACAAGCGCAACTGTAGTAGATTCTTGGTCAGCATCAACATATTCAAGTGCTAAGTATTTAGTACAAATGAAAAAGGGTACAGAAGTTCAAACCTTAGAAGTTCTTATTAACGTAGATGGAAGCAACAACGTTGCTATCACAGAATACGCAGATGTAATTAACGCAGCAGCCTCTTTAGGAACAACTGATGCAGATTACTCAGGCGGAAATGTTCGTCTACTTGTAACACCTGCAGCAGCAGACACAGTAGTAAAGGTTCACAAAACGCTTATTGAAGCGTAATGTGACCACGAAGGGATAAGTGAACTTCAGTGGCAACAACTAATAAAGATTTTGTCGTTAAGGCAGGACTTAAGGTTGCTACTGGAGTAACATTTCCTGACAATACTGTACAAAGCACCGCAGCACTAACTGTTGGAAGTTCATTTCCAGCAAGTGCGTCTAATGGTCAATTATTTTTATATACCGTCACCGAAAGAATTTATTATTATTTAAATAATGAATGGAACCCTTTAGCGAGTTATATAGATGCTCAATCAGAGTATGACGGTAATGGCGTTACCTATCCAACACTATTTGCAAAACTTAGTGGTGGCGCTCCAAATACTACTTTTACAAATGCATTACCTTCAGCAGATGGCGGTAGACCAAATGAACAATTCTGATATAATGAACGTTGGAGGATTAATAAATGGCAACTAGAATTCAAGTTCGTAGAGGGACTACCTCCGAATGGAACTCAGCAAACCCAATTCTTGAAGAAGGAGAAATTGGTTATAATAGCACTCTAGGTCAAATGAAAATTGGCGATGGAGACACTGCCTGGGGATCGCTTTATTATGTTGTAGACTCTTCAAGTTTAGGAACTAGTCTTGGCTCATATATATTAGATAGCGCAAAAAGTGCAATTAACGGTGTTGCAGAACTTGATGGTAGTAAAAATATTCTTGCTCCAGCAAGTATTATATTTGAAGGTACAGCAAATGATCACGAAACTACTTTGGCTGTTACAGATCCAACTGCCGATAGAACAATCACTTTTCCAGACGTAACTGGTACCGTTATTACAACTGGTAACCTTTCAGACATTACAAATATTGGCGTATTTAGTTCAACAATTACCATGGAAGGTTCAACAGCAAATGACTTTGAACTTACCCTCTCAGCAGGAGACCCAACCGCTGATCGTACAATTACCTTTCCTGACTCTACAGGAACAGTAGCACTTACAACTGATATAACATTTACTGCAGCAAGCACTAGCACTGTTACAAATAAATCAATCTCTTTATCAACAAATACTATTAGTGGAACTATTGCAGAGTTTAACACTGCCGTTACAGATGCTAACCTTGCTACTACTTCAGACCTATCTTCATACGCTACCCTATCTGGCGCTACCTTTACAGGTGCTATTTCTGGAACAAGCCTTACCCTTTCAGGGGATTTAACAATAAATGGAACAACCACAACCATTAATTCAACTACTCTTACAGTAGATGATAAAAACATTGTTTTGGCAGATGGCAATACTTCAGATGCCTCAGCAGACGGTGGCGGTATTACATTATCAGGTGCTACAAGCAAAACCTTTAATTGGGTAGACGCTACTGATGCTTGGACATCTTCAGAACACATGAACTTGCTTACAGGCAAATCTTATAAGATTAACGGCACTGCAATATCAACAGCCTTACCAGCCCTTACATGGGGAGATGTCAAAGATGGTAAGTCTGGTCTAACAATTAGTTAAACCACTTTACAAAATACAAAGTACTTAACCCTAAAGTAAAGATTTACTTTACTATTTACGTGTAAAATTTTATTTTAATGTTGTGATATACTAAGGTTACTTTACGATTAGTAAAGCGCTAATAACATTTTTTAATAGAGAGTTGGAAAAATCAATGTCGGATATCTTTTCTTTTCGTTTGTCAGATGAGTTTGTAAACAAATACTCTACCGTTCCAGCACCTTTTGGCTTTACAGACGCAGGATCTAACTCATTAGGAGAGATCACCTTTATAAGAACATACTCTCGCATGAAAGAAGATGGAACAAAAGAAAGATGGCATGAGGTTTGCAAGCGGGTAATTGAAGGAATGTACTCAGTACAGAAAAACCACGCTAAGGATAATCGTTTACCTTGGAATGACAACAAGAGTCAAAAGTCTGCTCAAGAGGCTTATCAAAGAATGTTTGAACTAAAGTGGACTCCTCCAGGTCGTGGCTTATGGGCATTTGGAACTCCTATGACTATGGAGAAGCGCAACTCCGCCTCCTTGCAAAATTGTGCAATGGTATCTACTCGTGACATTGATCGTAATGATCCAGGAGCGCTGTTTGCATGGGTAATGGATGCATTAATGCTTGGTATTGGTGTTGGTTTTGATACCGTCGGTCAGGACAAAGAAATACCTATTCATGCTCCAACAGAGCCAGAAAATGTATGGGAAATCCCAGACACTCGTGAAGGTTGGGTAGACTCTGTAAGAATGCTATTAAACTCATACCTGCGCCCTAATCAGGCTATACAGAAGTTTAACTATGATCTTATCCGTCCTTTAGGTGCCCCTATAAAAGGCTTTGGAGGGGTTGCCAGCGGTCCAGCACCACTCATTGCACTACACAACAAGATAGACGCAGTTATCGGCGGTAGAGTGGGAGAAAAACTTGACTCTCGTGCAATTGTAGATATTGTCAATCTTATTGGTACATGCGTTGTTTCTGGAAATGTTCGTCGTTCCGCTACATTGGCTTTAGGGCTACCAGGAGATCAAGATTTTATTAATTTAAAAAATGCAGAGGTTTTTCCAGATAGAAACTCTTTTGATTCGAAAAATCCAGGATGGGCATGGATGTCTAATAATTCTATTGCTGCAGAGGTTGGAACAAAGTATGAAGACTATGTTGATTTAATTTCAAATAATGGTGAGCCAGGATTTATTTGGTTAGATGTTGCTAGAGATTATGGAAGATTAGCGGATGCTCCAGACTATAAGGATTCTCGTGTTATGGGATTTAATCCATGTGCTGAACAACCCTTAGAAAGTTATGAATTATGCACACTTGTAGAGGTTCATTTAAATCGTCATGAAGATAAAGAAGATTTCTTGCGTACATTAAAGTTTGCATATTTATATGGAAAGACTGTTACATTAATGCCAACACATTGGCAAACCACAAATGGAATTATGCAACGTAATCGCCGTATTGGAACATCACTAACTGGTATTGCTTCATTTGCAGATACAAAAGGTATGCCAGTAATTCGTGAATGGATGGACGAGGGGTATAAAAAAATTCGTGCATACGATCACTCATACTCAGAATGGCTATGTGTACGTGAATCAATTCGTGTAACTACCGTCAAACCTTCTGGCTCTGTATCTTTGCTTTCTGGTGCCACTCCTGGAGTTCATTGGGGTCCTGGCGGAGCGTTCTATCTTCGTGCTATTAGGTTTGGTAATACAGATCCAATGCTTCACTTATTTAAAGCGGCAGGGTATAAAATTGAAGCAGACCTAGTATCTGCAAACACATCAGTTGTATATTTCCCAGTAGCGTCTGGACATCCAAGATCTGAGAAAGATGTAAGTCTTTTTGAAAAAATTGGTTTGGCTGCTACCGCTCAAAAGTATTGGTCTGATAATGGAGTATCTGTAACTTTATCATTTGATAAGGAATCTGAGACTAAGCATATTGCTCCAGCATTACACATGTATGAGGGTCAGTTAAAGGCAGTTTCATTTTTACCTATGGGTAATAAAACCTATCCTCAACAACCATATAGTCAAATAACAAGAGAAGAATATAACTCTTATGTTGGAACAATTGGCAAAATTGATTGGTCTGCTATCTATGATGGCAAAGATAATCTTGATGCTGAGTCTGAAAAATACTGTTCAACAGACGCATGCGAGATTAAACTATATTAGTTTCCCTCCTGCTATAATAAGGCTATAGGAGAAATATGGCCAACCCGTCCAATTTATATGCAGAAAAGATTTATTCTGAACACCCATTAGTTCTTTGGGCGTTAGATGATAAGGCTGATTATATTACCCTTATCTCTGAATCTGAGCGGGACATAACAAATGATTGGACCTTAACTGGCTGCACAGCAACAAGCAATACAGTTGGTGACGAACCATTTCCAGATAGCGAAACAACTAGACTATTAGGATCAGTTCCAGCGGTAGACACAAACGACCTTATTTGTGTAAGTCCCAACCTTATAAACTTTAGCGATTTAAATGCAGAACTTGGAACATTTTCTGTAGGAGCATATTTTTATTCTGAAAGCGCATACTTAGAATCTGTTTCTATTGGATATGAATATACTGATACAACAACATCTTTGGTGGTTCAAGAATTTAAAGTATTTGAAACTACCGTTTTTGAAAATTGGGCATTTGTTTCTGGAACATTTGAAATACCCAATGAGAATACAGATCTTAGAGCAGTCATAAAAATAACAACAAATGGCAGCGATGCAAGTCCAACGTCATCAGATTATAGATTTTATATTAACGGAATTACGGTAGGTCAATGGTCAGAAGAGTTTAACGTCACTTCTCTTGGAGTTACTCCAGAGTCTTTTCCAACAGATATTGCTCTTGACACAACTAGTCAAGTTATTCCAGCAGCAGCATATGGAATATCAACAGAAGAAGGATATTATCTTGTTGACGACAACGCTTTAGTTGCAAAAAATTCTAGCGTACCTTTGGTATTTGGCGCTTCTGGAGTAACAAAACTTTCACCAAACACTGGAGGAGATCCTTCTGTAATTGTTCCTGGCAAAGGATTTTTAAACGAGGCTGGTAGGTATAAAGAATATACGGTAGAGTTTTGGGCAAGAATTAACTCAGACACATCAATCCCTAAAAGAATTTTTGGTCCAATTGTGGGATCAGATGGAATATATGTAGAAGGCGGTTTCTTAACTCTAGTAATTGGCAATAATTTTTCTTCACATTTTGTTGGTGAATGGTATAGGCCAATGCTTATTCATATTCGTTTAATCCGTGATTCTGCCACGGTATTAATTAATGGAGAGCAAGTAATCTCTATGACAATTAATACAGAAACTCTTAATTTACCATTGCCAGAAGTAACTGGAGAGTCTCAGGACTGGTTAGGATTTTACTCCTATTCAGATGTAACTCCTATAGAAATTGATTGTGTAGCAATCTATCCATATCAAGTTCCTATATCAGTTGCAAAACGCAGATGGGTTTATGGTCAAGGAGTTATCTCTCCAGAAGGAATTAACTCTGCATATGGAGGGGCATCTGCCTTTATTGATTACCCATTTGCAGATTACACCGCTAATTATAATTATCCAGATTTTGCACAATGGCAACAAGGCTCTTTTGATAACCTAGTTACAACCGAAAGCGCTATCACTACACCAGCGTATCAACTACCAGAAATTTTTTTAGATAACAAAACACTGCAAGATTTGTATGATGATTGTGAAGTAGAACAAACTGGTTATGCTGAGTCTGAAGCAGAATCGTACAAGTTTGTTACTTTTAGACCTAATAACACTTGGAATTCAGAGCAATGTTATTTTAACTTTCCACAACTTAATGTTTTAAGTGACGAGGTTAGATCGCTATATGCAGTTTTTAGCACAACAGATATTGGACCAGAGTCTGGAACGGTACAGCCACAAACACTTTTAAAAATATACAACTCTTTGACTAGCGACTTTTTTATTATTAGACAAGAAGAAGATATAGTTAAATATGTTTTAAATTATAATGGAGTTGAAGAAATTCTTTATACGACAGAGAATCTTGAGTCAGATCAATTATTTTCGGTAGGCTTAAACCTTCAAACAATAACAAATACATTTGGAGAAAATGTTTCATCCTTTTTTGGAAATCAAAATGGATTAAAACTATATGTAGGAGGAGATGAAGAAGCAGAAAATACGTTTACTGGTAAAATATATTCAGTTGGAATATCTACATCATTTAATACGGTTGAAATAGAAGATTACTTTGACGAAGATGGTTTTGTATTATTTGATGATTTGTCAGAAAGCGGGGCAACAGAAGAAACATCTATAGCCTTAATTGAACATACAGCAAGTTATACTTTATTACCAACAGAGGCCTATGATAAATTTTTCTTAGACATTGGTGTTTCTGGATACTGGCAAGACTATCTGCCTTTATCTTATTTTGCTCAATATGTAGCAAGTGAAGATGGAAATCAATTTTATGATATAGACTTCTTGCAATTTAACATAGGCTACCCTGCCCCTTCAGAGTCAGTTGAGAATGAAGTTGTAGTAAATAGTTGGACCTATGGAGATTTACAGAATGAATATGCAAATCCTACCCAAAAAACATATTATCAATTAGACAATTTTTTGTTTAGCGGCTGGAACAATTATGCAGATATGATGCAGAAGTCTGAAAAATACTATGAGTACAACACAGAAAATGCATCGGTTAGAAGTTATATTACTTTTCAGTATGTCTTTGACGGAGCAAATCTACCACAAAGCAGTTTTACAACTACCGTTGCACCAACTTCAAGAAGAATTGTTGACATGGATGAACACACAACTTGGTCAAACAAAAAGTTTGAAGTTGTTGACAATACATTAATTTATCCTACAAAAATTGAAGACTTCAGTGATCTTGCAATTGTTTATCATCTTGAGTTTAATCTTAGAAATATTTTAACAAAACCTATTGCTTTAAGAAGGCTAGAGTTAGCCTCTCAAGCATTTAACGATAACTCTTTTAATCCAGTTGGTACTAGGCTTGGTCTCAATATGTTTCCATACAAACGCTCTGGTATTTATTATGACTATAAAGCAAAAAATCCATTTAGTATTTATAAGGGAAGCACTCCCTATTTATATTTAAATAGAAAGAGTGGAGTAGAGGTTCGTGGTGAATTTGATTCAAATGTTAATAGGGGTCTAGCAATTCCGATTAACCAAACAACTGCAAATAACTATAGAATAAGTGCGGCTCAGATTTGGATGAGGTACGACGAAGACTTTTTCCCAGGAACGCAAACGGAATTGTTTGAAATTAAATACAAACTAGACACAATAAAGTTCTATATGGTTGCAGATAGCGAAAAAGGATCTAGGGCAAAAATCTTTGCTCGTAGTCAAGAAACTGGTCAAGAATTTAATGGACTTTCATATTTTTGGAATGGAAGTTTGGTTAGAGAGCCAGTTATTACTAAAAAAGAGTGGGGAGTTTTAGGAATTGCATTTTCTACCGCACTCAACTTTGACTCTTATTTAGGCGGTATTAATTTAACTGGTCCAATGGTATTTAATAACATTGCCTACTATCAGGCAAACAACCTACAACAGGTTCAGAGCACTCTTAACAGGCCTTGGCAACAAGTTAAAACCAGTGGCATAACAAATTTTCAATGGCAATACTGGCTAGACAACTTTACTTGGGAAGGCGTTCTTGTTATTTCCTCTTCAGATCTATACGGAGTAAGCCCAGCAGATGTCTACAAAACATACGTGGGAACTAATAAGATTATTATTGATGATGAAGAGGGCATGATATTTGATGCTGATAAGATTAAGATATATAATAATACGGTTTGGCAAACAGAGGTCAGCGTTCCAGTATAGTCTGCTATACTTATGGTTATGGAATCCTTAATTAATCCAAAAACTGGTAAGCCTTATGTCAAAAATGTACGTCGTCAGGTAATAGATAAGCACTATGACTGGGGTCTTTACGTATATAAAAAGTCTGACGGTAAATGGTTTACAGACGACGAAGGCTCAGTTTTAAACATACCGTCTGATCGTGGAGATATTACAAAAATTGCAGAGTTAAAAAAAGTTGCAACCCACTATGGAGACGATGGGCTTGGGGAAGCGGTATTTGTGGCAGGGTTAACTCAGGTTAGCGAAGAAGAGTATTCTGAACAAAAGGCAAGATTAAAAGAAGGACTAATTCCTTCAATGAACGACTTAGGTGCTTGGCATGCAGCACAACAGACATTAGAAAAACATGGAAAAGGGGCTATAGATGAGTGAAGAAGATTATGTTCGTGCAAGTCTTAATACAGAAGAAAAAGAAGATAGTATCTTTAATTCTCAAGACCCATTTAATAAAAGTTGGGATGCTTTAAAAGATTACGCTGGAATTGATCAAAACTTTCGTCGTAGGACAACACGCAATTTAACAAAATATTCTGGAGTTGAACTAAATGCTGCATATCTAAATTCAGCAAATGCAAGCCCATCTGGAACCGATGCTGGATCAAAAGCAATTAATCCTGGCACGGTATATAGAAATGGTTACGGACTATTTGACGTAATTACTCCTCCATATAACATGTATGAGTTAGCCAACTTCTATGACACATCATTTGCTAACCATGCTGCTATTGACGCTAAGGTAGAGAACGTAGTTGGTCTTGGCTACCGTTTTGATATTGCAGATAGAACGATGTTAAGGTTTGAAATGAATGACGATCAAGAGGCGGTAAATCGTGCTCGTAATCGTATTGAAAGAATGAAACTTGAACTTAAGGATTGGCTAGAAAATCTTAATGACGATGATTCGTTTACTAAGACAATGGAAAAGTTTTATACAGATGTTCAAGCAACTGGAAACGGATTCCTTGAAGTTGGTAGAACGGTAACTGGAGATATTGGATATCTTGGTCATATACCTGCAACCACTGTTCGTATACGTCGCCTACATGATGGCTTTGTGCAGATTATAGGTCAATCTGTAGTTTATTTTAGAAACTTTGGGGCAAAGAATAAAAACCCAGTAACGGCAGATCCACGACCAAATGAGATTATTCATTACAAAGAATACTCTCCATTAAACACATTTTATGGAGTTCCAGATATTATTGCAGCAATGCCTTCTCTTATTGGAGACCAACTTGCTTCACAATATAATATTGATTACTTTGAAAACAAGGCTGTCCCAAGATATATTGTAACGCTAAAGGGTGCAAAGTTATCAGCAGACGGTGAAGATAAGATGTTTAGATTCTTGCAAACTGGACTTAAATCTCAGTCACATAGAACCTTATACATACCACTTCCTGGGGATACAGAAAACAATAAGGTTGAGTTTAAGATGGAGCCTATTGAAAACGGCATTCAAGAAGGATCTTTTAAAGAGTATCGTAAACAAAATAGAGACGATATTCTTATTGCACATCAGGTGCCTATCTCTAAACTTGGAGGAACTGATTCAGGTATTGCCGCTGCGCTTTCACAAGATCGTACCTTTAAAGAGCAGGTTTCTCGTCCAGCACAAAAACATATTGAAAAGGTTGTTAACAAAATCATTAAAGAAAAAACAGATATCCTTGAACTTAAGTTTATTGAATTAACTTTAACAGATGAGATCGCTCAGTCTCAAATCATTGAACGCTACGTAAAGACACAGGTTATGACTCCAAACGAGGCTCGTGAGAAGTTAGACCTGCCACAAAGAGTGGATGGCGATGAGCCATTTACTATGTCTGCAAGAGAAGCAACAGATGCTAGGGCAAACTTAGCAGGGAACCGTCAAAGAGACGCAGAAAGAACAAACAACAACTCTGATTCTCCAAC